TGATATGACATTAATTGAAAAATAAACAAGGACAATGGGACAAATACAAGGTTCGGTTCAGAACATTGAAATCGACACAGCCGGCGGCTCATCCTACAAGACGCTCGTCTGCCTGCGCACATCAAGCGTTAACTCCACCGTGACGGTCAACGAGGACGAAACCAACTGCGGCAAGCTGACAAGTGTTGGCGATCCTGGCTTCTCTTTCTCGTTCGATGCAGTTTGCGAGGTCGCTCCGACTATCTCACAAGTGAGCTACAAAGATCTGTTGACGGCAACGGTGAACAAGACCAAGATCACCGTGCGCTTCCAGAACCCCACCGTCACTGGCGCGTCCATCGGAACGGTCTATTACCACCAGTGCGAAGCTTACATCACCGACCTGACGCTGAACCAAGATGCGGCCGGCGGTGCTTATGTCAACTTCTCCGGGACGATCCAGAGCACCGGCACGCTTGACATCACTCCGTAATAGCTTCACACTACACACACAAATATGAACGGTTACATTCAAGCCGACATCCTCGGCCGTACACGAGGATTGAAGTTCGGCATGCTGGCTGTCCAGCAGATAGGCATGGAGATGCAAAAACTTGGCAAGGTCTTCGGGGATAACTCGATAGACCTTGCCGCCGTGCCGGTCATCATCTACTGGGGACTCTTCAACAACTGCTACATCAAGAAAGAAGACCCTGACTTCACATTTGAAGAGGTGGTTGACTTCGTGGATGAAAATATAAGCACTCCCGATCTGTTCACTCCCATCCTTCAGGCCTTCTACGACTCCAAGTTCCTTCAGCCTACCACACAAGCACCGCAGGAAGAAAAAAAAAGTTCGACCTCGACACGCAGGAAGGGTGGGACAAGTTAAGGGCGCACGTCACCGGTGAGATCGGTCGCAGTGACTACGATGCGCTAACCTTCAAGGAAGTGTCGCTCATCATCGAAGGCTATCAAGAGCGGCTCATTCACGACTACCGCAACACGCGACTCGTCATGTTCATGATGGCCAAGATGTGGGGAGACCCCAAGAAGGTACCTGACTCACCAGAAGCGTTGTGGAAACTGCCGGGTGATGCGGATGCCGGGGTGACGGAGGCCGACATCGCCGAGATGTTTCGTAAATTGCGCTCAAAGGAGCAAGGTGGCTAACGAAGCATTACAAATAATTATCGGAGCAGACACAAAGGACATGTCTGCAGCACTTCGGCAAGCTCGGAAAGAAATTGACGATTTTGAGAAGAAGGTCGGCCTTGTGGCACAAACATCCGGGAAGGCAAATGTTGCACTCGGAAACCTTGGCCGAGTCGCATCCGATTTACCATTCGGATTTATTGCCATCGGCAACAACATCGAGCCACTTATTCAGTCGTTTCAGTCGTTAAATCAATCAAGCGGTGGTCTCAAGGGTGCGCTAAAAGCAATCGGCACAAGTCTTGCAGGCCCTACTGGCATACTCCTTGGGTTTTCACTTGTCAGTGCAGCGGTAACGGTAGCCATTCAAAAATATGGCTCTCTTGACAAAGCATTGAGTGCTTTATTTGGCACACAGACTGCATTTGATAAAGAAGTCATAAAGGGCGCAGAATCACTTAAGAAGTACAATGAATCTGTGCGTAGTGTAGCCGAAGCGCAGAACGCTGCAAACGCTTCAGCATCTGCGGAAGGTGCAAAGGTTCAGGCACTTGCTTCCATTGTTCTTGACACCACCAAGTCATACAACCAACGGAACGAGGCACTGCGGAAGCTTAAAGAGATCAACAAGGACTATTTCAGTGATATCGACCTTGAGGGTAGGAAACTTGGCGTACTAAAAGAAAGAGTCGATCAATTAACTGAATCACGCATCCAGGATGCGATTGCGCGTGAGTACGAGGGTGATATTGCCAAGACTACTAAAGAAATAGGCACACAGACCAAAATTCTCAAAGGCTATAAGCTTGAAGCAGCACAAGCCAAGGCGCAACTTGCTGCGTTCAATGCTGAACAAGAAAAAGGCGGCAGAATCATCCCGTCAGCATCTTCGACAACGGGCGCATCTGTTGACAGACAAACAAGGACACAAGAAGCTTTGCAAGCGGCACTTGACAAGGCAAATTCTAAAGTTTCCGAGCAGAATAAATTAGTAGCTGGCTTAACTGCGACTAATAATGATTTTCGCACTTCGCAGAAAGAAGCAATTCTCCGGAATCTTGAATTGTCCACAAGCATCAACGCTGTAAGCGATGCAAACAAAGCAAACAGCGAAACTGCCAAAGCCAATGCGGCGGAGCTAAAGAGGCAGACAGAAGAAGCAAAAAAACAAGCAGAAGAACGGAAGAAACAACTCGCTGAAATATTGGCACGCGGAAGCAAAGTGCAGACGCTTGACTTCACATCCTTCTTCGACCTTGACCCGGCAGCTGCACGGGATAAATATACAAAGCTGTTCGCTCCGGTGACGAGTGCCTTCGAGGAAGCACTGGCACCATCACGCGGACAACTGCGCAGAGATGTCCAGATAGTACCTTCTGAAAGCGTACAGCAGGCCATATCATCGCTCAATGTAGTGCGTGACAATGTGAAGCTCGTCAGCGACTCGTTCACGACCTTTCTCGCTCCTGCCATCGACAGCGCATTCAACGCTCTGGCGAACGGCACAAGCGTAATAGATGCGGTAAAGAATAGCCTGCGGGGTCTGCTTGCACAACTTGCTGCCAATGCGGCAAAAGCTCTTCTTCTGAAGGCTGCTCTTTCCTTCGTGCCGGGTGCCGGGGCATTGGCAGGCGCAGGCGGCGGCGGTGGCATCCTGGGCGCACTTTTCAGCGGTCTTCGGCGGTGGTCTGCAACTTGCCGGCCAAGTAGTCTTCACGCAGCGCGGCACTGACCTTGTTGGGGTGCTAAATAGCTCAAACGCACGCATAAATCGGGTAGGTTAATGGCAGCAGTCAAATTCTTCATGGAGTTCGAGAACGTGCAGGGTGATCTCTGCACGGTGAATTTTATCTACGAGGATTACAATGATGCGCCGATAAGGCTCTACGGCGGCCCGCAGCCGTTCGTCTTGGGGGAGTTCAACACTGATGACGATCTGTTCAAACCCATGCGACCACAGCAAGCCACCATTCAGGTACTTGCATCTGCCGGCGGGGTCAGCATCGAGGACTTCCTGCCGGAGAATGATGAAGATGTGACGGTGCGCTTTGACTTCGGTGACTTCGGAGGATATTGGCAAGGCTACCTCTCTTTAGAGGACATGGAAGAGACTTGGATCAGCACGAACCACATCCTGACGTTGAGAGCAGATGAAGGCTTTGGTCGGATGAAGCAGACGCAACTCAATGATGGAACGGGGGCAGCACTCTCCGGGCCGCATGATATGTTCAATCTCATCCAGTACGCTGCTGACGATGTGGTCGGGAACTTCTTTTACACGAGGATATACAGCAATCTGCTGAACACTGCGATGACCACGACATCGAACCAGACCGGTCTCGATCAAAGCTATGTCAATGTCCGCACATTTGAGAAGGCACCCAATGAGTACGAGGATAGTTACACCGTGCTTGAGAAAATCAACAAAGCATGGAATCAAACATTATTCCAATGGAATAGTTTGTGGATCATTCTGCGCATCCCTGAACTCTTCCGCACGGGCAATCTTGTCGGCTTCAACACGAACCGGCCAACAGTAGGCAACCGGCAAGCGGTGAACAAGCGGTACGACATCGAGGTCGGAGTGCAAGAAAAGGTCAAGCCTATTGTGCCGGAGATGCTGAAGACCATCATCAAGCCGAGCAAGCGGAGCACATCAGTCTTTAAGTATGAATATCCTCCTGAAATTTTCTGCAACCAATCCTTCCAGGATGGCACACAACTGACGGAGACAAGTACACAGAAGACATACACAATCAACGACTGGACAAGATATAAGACAAGTAAGGAGACTCCAACGGCATCGACTGCGGTGTGGTATCGCAAGTACATATTCGATACTGCAAACGAAGTTTACGACAACTATCTCTACATGGAGAAGGACACCGTGAACTCATGGATTCAGTCTTGCGATGTCGAACTTCAAGCGGGTGACAAGATAGATATCGGCTTTGAGTTTAAGCTTGAAGGCAACTTTGGCGGTGACATTCAGGTCATGCAAGTGCTTTTCAAGCGTGAGCGGTCATTGCAGTATCGGTACGGCCTTCAAAATGATGGCGAGTGGATACTTGCGACAACTGATTGGGATAGTGCGAACGTGCCATATATCAGCCTTCAGCTCGATG